AAGGAATAGGCCTCAAACTTTCGAAATGGATCTTGTAGATTATACAGGATCCATTTTTTATGCGGATCTTTAGCTCAGCAGGTCAGAGCAACCGGCTCATAACCGGTCGGTCCTGGGTTCGAGTCCCAGAAGGTCCAGTCAGTCAAATAGTAAAATATTTATATTCATTTTTAGAAATTGCGCCGGCGCAAGGGAGGTGGTTCTACTATGCTGAAATCGTGCAAATATTGCAATCGGATCCATGACAGCAGGTTCGACTGCGGCCAGAAGCCGGTGCGCAAGAAAATGCGGTACAGTCAGCAGGATTATTTCCGCCGTTCCCAGGCATGGACGGACAAGGCAAATGAAATCAAGCGCAGGGATCATTACCTTTGCCAGGTCTGTTTCCGCAAATTGTATCACACCAGCCGGCAGTTAACCTACGAAAATCTGTCTGTCCATCACGCAATTCCAATCAAAAAAGACTGGGAAAAACGTCTGGATAATCATAATTTGATCACACTTTGCAGCATGCATCATGAGATGGCGGAGCGTGGCGCCATTCCATATGCGGAGGTTCAGAGAATCATCGAGGAACAGGAGCAGGGAAGCTGGATTCCTTAAACCCATCCCCCCCGGGGTGCCTGGCTGAAATTTTCGGAAGACACCCAGACCACGCTGCCCCCAAAGACGTGCAAAAAATTCCCAGATCAACTTTTTGAAAGAAGGTGAGGTCATGCCGACACCATCCAAACCGACCAAGGTAATCGAGATGGAAAAGAAATCCCATCGGACAAAAAAAGAACTTGCGGCACGCAGAAATGCAGAGGCCGCCCTTCTGACGGGAGTGGCTCTGCAGGAGAAAAAAGAGGTACGGAACAACGAACTGGCACACAAGGAATTCCTGCGGATCCGGAAACTTCTCCGGAAGATCGAAAAAGATGATGACCTTTATGGTGAGACCATCAATCGGTATTGTCTTCTGATTGCGGAGTGCAATGACTTTCTTGCAAAGAGGGAAAGGATCTACCAGCAGCTTTGTGAATTCCAGGAGCGGAAGGAGGAGCTGGTTGATCGTAAGGAACTGACCTACAAGGAGGCCTATTCCATAGAGGCCAAGATGCAGGGCAATATACTGGCGGTGGACAAGCAGATCCAGACCAAGAGGAAGATGCTCCTGGACGTGGAGAAGGAGAACGTCATGACCATCGCCTCTTCTTTACGGTCGATTCCAAAGAAGGTGGAATCCAAGAAGGATGCACTGAGGGAGGCGCTGACTGGTGGTTAGTGAGGAAAAGGCATATAAGTATGCCAGATGGTGTGTCACCGAGACGGAAGGCAAGGCACCACGGTATGTGCGGATACAGGCACAGCTCTGGATGGATATCGTAGATGGCAAAAATCCGGATGCCTATGTAGACGAGGAGGCTTATGCCAGGATATGCAGGCTCCTGAAGTTGATGGTTCATCCGGATCTGCATTGCTCGTTGTATGATGGCCTGGAAGATTATGCCTGGCTGTTCATTACAGCCTGCCTTTGTACCATGTGTCGTCCGGAATCGGAATATTACCAGCTCTCCGGAGATGAGACCGGAAGTCTCAAAATCCGCTACTACCAGACGGGACTTCTGGAGATTGCAAGAAAAAATTATAAGACGTTCAATGCGGCGGTGATTTTCATCCTGCTTATGTTGACAGAACCGGATTTCTCCCGGTTTTTTTCGGTTGCACCGGAACTGCAGCTATCCCAGGAATTGTATCTTGCAGTTAAGAAGATCATCAAGAGCAGCCCGATTCTATACGATGACCTGGAGCCGGCCTTTAAGATCAACCGCAAGGAGATCATCTGCCTCATAAATGAGAATAATTACATTCCTCTGGCCTATTCCCAGGATAAACTGGACGGCAAGCTGGCCAACTGTTTCCTGGCTGACGAGGTGGCCGCCATGGATTCCTATCCGGTATCTGCAATGCGAACCAGCCAGAGGACGTTGCTGTCCAAACTGGGTCTGATCCTATCAACACAGTATCCGAATTATGACAATGGATTCAGTGTTGAACTGAATATCGCCAAATCCGTTCTGGACGGCACCAGTAAGAAGCGTTATTTCGCACTGATCTATGAGCCGGATGACGAATTGAAACAGGGAGATGCCTGGCAGACGGATGACCGTTGCATCTACCAGGCGAACCCGGTTGCGGTCAACAATAAGATCCATTTCCAAAGTCTCGAAGATGACCGGGAAACGGCCGTTCTGTATGAGACTTACCGTCAGGAATTCCTTTGCAAAGCACTGAATCTTCTGTATCGCAGCATAGGAACGGAACAGTTTGTGGATCCGCAGAAAGTCAAGCTGTGTTCGGCAGATATTCCAATAGAATGGTGGAAAGGCCGCAGGGTCTGGATTGGACTTGACCTGTCGCAGACAGAGGACAATACCGCAGTGGTCATGGTCACAGAAGAGGATGGCATGGTATATGCCAAAGCCTTTGGATTCATACCGAAGGATCGCATGATTGAGAAAAGTAAGCGTGAGGGCGTGGATTACCGGGAATTCATCCGAAGAGGCGAATGCTTCGCCTGTGGGGACGAGGTGATCTCTTACGGATTCGTGGAGGATTTTATCATTTATACATTGCAGGAAGAGTATGGAGTGGAAATTGTCCAGGTTGGTTATGACCGGTACAATGCGATCTCCACCGTACAAAAGCTGGAAGCTGCCGGAATTGAGTGCGTTGAGATCAAACAGCATTCCTCGGTCCTTCATATGCCTACAAAGTGGCTGAAGGAGCTGATCCTGAGCAAATCGTTCCAGTATGCTGCAAGCATATTGCTGGAAATCAACTTCCAGAATTCCCGCTGTAGTGAAGATACAAATAAAAATAAATATGTGAATAAAAAGAAATCTTCCGGAAAGGTGGATCTGGTGGTTGGAACTATAAATGCGTTGTATCTCCTGCAGCAGGAGCTGCTGTATGGTAACAATTTTGTTGTACAGTATTAAGAAAATAACAAATAAAATGTGAAATGAAGAGGGCGTGGAGACGTCCTCTTTTGCGTGGAGGAAAGACATGAATATATGGCCATTTGGCAAACACAAGGAAGAAGTACGGGCGGATACGAATCCGGAGGCTGGACAGCTGGTGGAGTCGGATCTGCTCCTGCATACGCTGCTTGGCCGGCAGACGATCACGAAGGAGAAGGCCATGGAGGTACCGACCGTGCAGGCCTGCATCAATCTGATTGCCGGGACAATTGCATCCCTGCCGCTGAATCTGTACCACAAACTGGAGGATGGACAGATCGAAGAGGTACGTAACAACCGCACCTATCTTCTGAATAACGACACCGGTGATACTCTGACGTCATCTCAGTTCTGGAGGACCATCATAGAGGATTATTACCTGGGGAAGGGGGGATATGCCTACATTAACTGGGCGGGGCTGGATGTGCGTAGTATCCATTACGTAGATGAATCTTATATTTCCATTCTGCAGAATACGGATCCAATCTTCAAGGATTACGATATCCTGGTGCAGGGACGGCAGTATAAGCCCTATCAATTTATTAAACTCCTGAGAAAAACCAGGGATGGAATGAGATCCCGCAGCATCATGGAGGATAACCCGCTGCTCCTGAGCGTGTCTTACTGTGAACTGACCTATGAAGAGAATCTCGTGCGTAAAGGCGGAAACAAGCGTGGCTTCCTGAAATCCCCGAACAAATTGACGGACCAAGCCATGGATGCTTTGAAAGCTGCGTTCCGCAGGCTGTATCAGAACAGTGAAGAAAATGTCGTGGTACTTAATAATGGAATCGACTTCAAGGAGGCGTCCAATACCTCCGTGGAGATGCAGCTGAACGAAAATAAGCGTACCAACGCCATAGAGGTATGCAAATTGTTCGGGATTCCACCGGCCATGGTCCAGGGCAGCAACACAACGGCCGGATCCCTTAATGAAAAGGATTTTGACAATTTCATACGTACCTGCATGGCGGTCATGAGTGATATCGAGTGCAGCCTGGATCGGGATCTTCTCCTGGAATCGGAGAAAGGTTCTTTTTATTGGGCTTTTGATACGAAAGAACTTACGAGGGGCAACATCAAGGAGCGCTATGAAGCGTATAAGATTGGCCTGGAAAAGAACTTCCTGCAGATTGATGAGGTCCGGGAGAAGGAGGACATGAAGCCGATCGGCTTTGAATGGATCACCCTTGGACTGGATCAGGTGCTGTTTAATCCGGGCACGGGCCAGATTTATACACCGAACACCAATGCCCTTCAGGACATGAATGGCATGCAGGCCTCCTTCGTAAATGAAAACCGGACGTATACAGGAGAAAACATGATCGTCACAGGACCGCCAGGGTCAGGAAAGACAACCTGGGTGCAGGAACAGCTGCATGATGGAGAGATCGTGCTTGACCTGGATGCCATTAAGTATGCCCTGCAGGGGAATAAAGGGTTCCATGACCAGGCGGAGGAACTGGTGCCAATGCTCACTGCGGTGCGGGATGCCGTATACCAGGCGGTTACCGAAAACAAGAATCCTGGAAAGTGTTATATCATCACAACCGAAAACAATGCGGAAAGGCTCCGCACACTGGAAAAGGAGCTGCATGCTTCTCTGAAAGTCATGGATACAACGAAGGAGGTATGCAAAGAGCGGGTGAAACAGGATACGACCAGAAAAGATAAAGAAGTCTTTTACCAGTTGATTGACGAATGGTTTCAGGACTGGGAAGGAGGTGAGAAAGTATGAGAGCAGAGTTAAGGGCGGACGGCCTGCATATTTCAGGATACGTGAACGTCCCTGGCCGGGCATCGAACCCGGTGCTTACCCCGCGTGGGAAGGTGATTGAAATCATCGAGCAGAGGGCCTTTGCCCGGGCAATCGAGCGGGCAAGCGGGATCAAGATGCTCCTGGATCATGACAGGGCCAGGGTACTGGCCAGTACGGAGGACGGCACCCTTGATGTCCGTGAGGATGAGGTTGGCCTGAGGGCGGAATCCGTGGTCACGGATGAACAGGTCCTGGCCGGGGCTAAAGCCGGAAGGCTGAAAGGATGGTCCTTCAACATGAAAAATGTGAAGGATACCATCGAAGAGCGTGCGGATGCGTTGCCGATCCGGCGTGTGACGGATTTCGATATGGATGAGATTACACTGGTCATGAATAAGATCCCGGTATATTCGTCCACATCCATTGAAGTCCGGGCAGGTACCGAGGAGGAGGTTGAAACCAGGGCAATCTGCCTGGAGACCGATTATCAGGAACTGGGTGAGCGGAAGCCGGCCTATGACAATTCCGCCTACAAAAAACGCTTGGAAGACCTGAAAAAGGGATCCTGAAAATCGTAAAACAGGATATCTGACAAAAAAACGTATACAGTCATGAATCGCAGTGCAGCATTCGGCTGCATGCAGAAAAGGAGTAAAAAAGAATGAACAGATTTAAAAAGCTGATGGAAAAGCGTGCGGCTTATCAGACAGAACTTCAGGGACTACTGGATACCGCAGAATCCGAAGAGAGAGCCTTAAACGCTGAGGAAACCGCCAGATTTGAGGAGCTGGAAGGCCTGATCCAGGGAATTGACGGCACGATCCAGGCAGAAGAGCGTGCACGCAGCCTGGTGCATAAAGAATCCGCAGGCGGAAAAGAAAATGAAGAAGAGCGGCGGGCAGAAGAAAGGGAAGCACAGGAAGAACGTGCATTTGCGGATTATATCCGGGGCATCGTATCTGAGGAACGTGCGGATGTAAATATGACTACCGGTGACAACGGCGCCGTGATCCCGTCCAGCATCGCAAATAAAATCATCGAGAAGGTTGTGGACATCTGCCCGGTTTACGAGCTGGCAGACCGATACAATACCAAAGGAACCCTGCTGATTCCATATTACGATGAGGAGACGAGCACCATTGAGATGGGATATTCCACGGAATTCTCGAAACTGAATTCGACCTCTGGAACATTCAAATCCATCGAGCTGAAAGGATTCCTTGCAGGTGCGCTCAGCAAGGTTTCCAAGTCCCTTGTAAATAACAGCCAGTTCAACATTACAAATTATGTTGTAACTAAGATGGCGGAATCTATTGCACGATGGATCGAGAAGGAACTTCTGAATGGAACACCGGATAAAATTGATGGCATTTCCAAAGCGGAACAGGTCGTTACCGCAGAAGCTTCGACTGCTGTTACAGGTGACGAACTGATTGACCTGCAGGAGACAGTGCCGGATATTTACCAGCCGGGATGTATCTGGATTATGAACAAGGCTACCAGGACGGCCATCCGTAAACTGAAGGATAAAGACGGGAATTACATCCTGAATAAGGATGCCACTTCCAGATGGGGATATACCTTGTTCGGAAATGATGTATTCTGTTCGGACAACCTGGCAAAAATGGAAGCGGGAAAAACCGCCATTATCTATGGTGACATGTCTGGCCTCGCAGTCAAGGTGTCTGAAGATATGAACATCGAGGTCCTCAGAGAAAAATATGCGGAAGAGCATGCCATTGGCGTGGTTGGCTGGATGGAACTGGATGCGAAGATTGAGAACCAGCAGAAGATTGCCGTCCTTAAGATGAAAGCTGCAGCATAAGCCAGGAGGGATTCCATGAAAATTAAAGCTCTGACAAGCTTTTGCGGGGCGATTTCCATGACGGAAGGAGACATCCGCGAGTGCAGCAACGAAACGGCACTTGCGGACCTGCTCCGGGCCGGCTACGTCCAGGAGGTTCTGGAAGGAAGTCCGGAAAAGGATGCAAACCCTGTGTCCGATCCGGCACCGGAGGATGGAACGGCACAGGAAGCACCGCAGCAGGGGGAAGCGCCTGCAGAAAAAAAGTCCAGAAGAAAGAAAAACCAAAATGAAAGTCAGTGAGATCACGCTGGAACAGGTTGCAGAATATCTGCGGCTGGATGAGTATGAGGATGACGGGCTCCGGCCGCTTCTGGACGCGGCCAGATCTTTCATCCGCTCCTATACCGGCCTGACTGATGAGGAGATCGACACGCACGAGGATTTCTACATTGCCGTCATGGTGCTCTGCCAGGATATGCATGACAATCGGTGCATGTATGTAGATAAAAATAATCTGAACAAGGTCGTGGACGCCGTGCTGGCCATGCATTGCGTCAATCTTTTGTGAGGCGAAGATCATGTATGTGAATCCAGGAGAACTTAAGAAAAAGATCCAGATTATCCAGTCTGTATCCGGAGGAGTGGACAAAGATGGCTTTCCGTTGAAACCACGGGAGAAAATCATACGATCCTGTTACGCAAAGGTGTCTAACACCAGCGGATCCGAGATCGTGAA